AAGCCCGGCAAAAGGGCTACCCCGTCGAAGCCGTTCACCGCATCCTCGCCGGGCGCAAGACATGACAGGCCTACGCTCGAGCAGTGCCTATAAAACCTGGAGGAAGCAGGTCCTCGAGAAGTGTGAACCCGTGTGCATTAGGTGCGGCTACCCAGTCGACATGACACTACCCGGCTCACACCCAGACGGCCCAAGCGCAGACCACGAACCACCACTAGCCGAGACCGGCGAGATTGCCCCCAGTCTTGATGCTGGAGGCATCGCCCACCTCTCATGCAACAAAACACACGGCGGCCGACTCGGATCCGCTCGAGCAACAGCCAATCGCAAATCAAATGCGAAGAATGTCCGTTTTTCAGAGAGGCCTATTTCTACTCCCGCCGCACCTCGCCCTTCTCCCCCAGAGGCTCCTGGATGGGCCCAGAAGGCCATAGAACGGCCGCAGACGGCCAAACTCCACCAGGGTGGATTCGTACTACCTCGGCTGGAAACAGGCGTCCCACGGGGGACATTTGCTAGCCATGGTCCTGACGCCAGAAAATGGCTTTCGAATGTGTATGGATTAGAACTGAGAGGTTGGCAGGGTTACGCGCTTGACCGGGCACTCGAGTACTACCCCGAAACTGGGGAATTGTGCTGGCCGACGGTCGTGCTCACTGTCGCCCGGCAATCCGGCAAGTCTGTGCTCTCCCGGGCGATCTGCATGTGGCGGCTGCATCACGCGGAACTGTTTGGGGAACCGCAGACGATCCTGCATGTGGCCAATAAGCGAGCGACCGCTATGGAGGTTATGCGGCCGGCTGGGATCTGGGCCGTAGAAAAGTACGGCAAGCAGGCGGCACGTTGGGGAAATGAGCGGGCCGGTATCGAGTTACCTTCCGGCGACCGCTGGCTAATCCACGCGGCTAACGAATCCGCCGGCGTTGGGTTCTCCATAAACATGGCATTTCTTGACGAGGCCTGGTCGATACCGAGTCAAGTGTTCATGGGGGCAATCGCGCCCACGATGTCGGAAAGACTTTTGCCCCAGGCATGGCTAGTGAGTACGGCAGGAGATTCCTCAAGTGACCTAATGGCGTCATACCGTCAGCGGGCCATCGACCATCTAGGAAAGGAAGATCCGGGAAATATCTTGCTTCTCGAGTGGTCGGCTCCCCCGACGGCGGACCCTGACGACGTAGAAACCTGGAAATACGCTAGCCCTGAATGGTCCGTCAAGCGCGAGGCCTACCTACGCGGCCAGTGGGAAAATATCGAACAGTCCTCATGGTTGCGCGAATACCTGAACCTATGGGTACCTCGGGCTAACCATTGGCTTAAAGATTCATGGTGGAAGGAAACCCAATCCGACGAAGCACTGCCCGTATCGGCCACATGGTCAGTCGCGGTCGAATCAGACTTCGATGGCATGGGCCATGCCGTGGCTATCGCTGCACCTCTCGAGGATGGTCGTATCGTGTGCAGGGTTACGACTCACCGCACGATTAAGGAAGTTGACGCACGTCTAGGGGAGATCCGCAAAGAACACCCCAGCCTATTTATACAGGTAACCCCAGGCTATGTGGACAGGCTCCAAGAGCGGTTCGATGAATTGGTCGGGCAGCGCGAGGCCGCAGCCGCTACACAGAATCTCCTCGACCTCTTCGACCGCCGGGCAATCCTGCACGAAGACTCCGAAACCCTCCTAGAGCATTTCACCCAATCCAACATATCGAAGCGTCAAGGTGGCTGGGTAATGTCTGCCCGCATGGGTCACGGCGGTGTCTATGCGGCGCGTGCAGTAATGTTCAGCCTTTACCAGGCAAGCAAAACGCCCAGGCCAATGGCCCGAATCCACACAAGGAGGCGCGCCTAATGCTCATCACCCTCGACCCGTGGGAATACTCCTGGGCCTGTCACGTAGGAATCGAGCGATACACCGCCAACTGGCAGAAACCAGACGCCGCACATTATGACCGAAACCGCATGGAGGACGACAGGACAGCCCAACAGGCCGCGGCCATATGCGAACTGGCCGTCGCCAAAGCAACGAACAGATACTGGGCCGGGCATTACTGGTCCGGGCAATCCCACGACGCCAACAAAAATATGGCCGACGTAGGAAACAACATTGAGGTACGCCGAGTAAGAACCGGGCAAACCGCCGCAGTACGCCGCCGGCAACTAGGCAAAGGCCTAATACTATTCGCCGCCAACCTGCCAGACCTCGAGTTCCGTACCGTCGAAATATGGGGATATATTGCCATGGAAGAAGCATGGGCACTGGGGGAGCCGGCACCATACGACCTCGAGAACACTCGACTAATTCACCGCAGTGAACTAACCGAAATAAAAAGACACGCTTAAAGCGCGTAATCCGCGCACACTTGACCTAGGTATGGTATGGCACCAGAATTACAACCGTGGCGTTTCCCCGTTCACTCAAGGTCGTACGGGACCAGGCACAGATACAGTCCGCGATAACGCAGGCAGTATCCGAGCCGGTCCCGTACGTCCGCGACGCCTCGGCCCAATTACTGGCGATGATCCAACAGTCGGGCACGTTCTCGCTGGCACTCAGCACAGCGATGCAGGTGCCAGCATTTGTGAAGTGCCTCAAGGTTTACACAAACACCATCTCGGCATTCCCGCTCAAGGAATACATCGGCAAGGATCAGGTCATAGCCCGTGGCGTCCTCGTGCAGCCCAGCCCCCAAACTACTTACGCCTCGATCATGGGCCGCACAGTCCAAGACCTCCTCCTGTACGGTTTTGCGTATTGGCGCGTAGCCGCTCGGGCCTGGGATGGCTACCCGACCGAATTCGATTGGATGCCGTACTCACAGGTGTCATTTATGCCGGATGCCACGACCGAAGCCATGATGGACCCGATCCCGGCATTCGGCACGATCTACTGGAATGGCGTACCCGTTCCGCCTCGTGACGTTGTGCGATTCGACGGAGACTCGACCGGCGGCTGGCTGGATACGATGGCGTCAGCAGTAAACACGGCCGCAGCACTTGAGGCCGCAGCCTTGCGTTACGCCGAGTACCCGGTGCCCAATGTGATCTTGAAGAACTCGGGCGCCGACCTGCCGGGCGCCGTCGTCGACGATTTGCTCGAAGCCTGGGAAACAGCCCGCACAAACCGCTCGACCGCTTACCTGAACTCGACGATCTCGACGGAATCAGTCGGCGGATTCTCGCCTAACGACATGCAGTTGACGGACGCGAGAAACGCTAGTGCTCTAGCGGTCGCCCGGCAGGCTAACCTCGACGCGGCATGGGTCAACGCTACGCAGTCAGGAAGCGCCTTGACCTACGCCAATAGGGTGGACCTGTATAGGCAACTTTTAGACCTATCGCTTACGCCCGTCATGCTCCAGATCTCGCAGCGCCTCTCCATGAATGACGTCACACCTAGAGGCCACTCGGTCGATTTTGACACGTCGGTATTCTTGCGCGCTAACCCCGCCGAGATCGCTGCCCTCATTGCCACACTTCAGCCGCTCGATGTCATCTCAATCGACGAGGCCCGCCAAATGCTCGATCTGCCAGACCTAATAACCGTCGACCCGAACGCGAGGCCATAATGCAGACCACCGAATTCACCGCCGACTTCATCGTCGAAATGCGCGAAGACGACTCAAACCCCGACATTGCCGGGCAAGGCTACGGCCGCGCAGTACCCTACGGAGTCGAAACCAATATCGGCAACGTGCGCGAATCATTCGGCGCGAATGCTTTTCAGCCCGAAGACGTTGTGGGCAAGCCGCTCGCCTACCGTCATGGCGAGCCGATCGGCGTCATTACCGCGGCCGAGAATAAGCCGGACGGCCTTTACATCGACTTCAGCATCGCTAACACGATCCAGGGTAGGGACGCGGCGGTACTGATTCGGACGGGAAGTTCCCGGGGAATGTCTGTGGGTTTCATCCCCACCAAATCTGTCTGGAACCGGGCTAAGACCGTCGTCCAGCACGTCGCGGCCTCGATCGCCGAGGTCTCGATCACGCACCAGCCCGCCTACGCCACCGCAGGCGTAAGCGCAATCCGAGAAGGAGAAAGCATGTCAGTCGAAACCGTCGAGGAAACCGCCCCGGCGGTAACCGTTGACACCGAAGCACGATCCGCAATCGCCGAAGTACGCCAGCAACTCTCACAGGTTGAATCCCGCTCATTCGTGAGCGAGCCCGTTCACCCCCTCGCCCAGTTCCGCGATTTCGGCGACTACTCCAAGGCAGTCCTCGCCGGCGATGTTGAGTCCCGCGCACTATTCGACCAGGTCACGGACAATAACCCGGGCGTCATGCCCCCTAACTGGATGCTCCAGGTTCAGGGCATCATCGACCTCGGACGCCGCGTCATCACCGGCGTCGGCGGCCCAATGTCTGCCGGAGTCGCAGGCATGGACATTAACTGGCCTTATTTCGACGGGTCGCTAACCGACATTGTCGAAGCACAAGCCAACGAAAAGGACGAAGTTAACAGCGTCGCTATCAACCTGGAAAAGGGTACGGCGACTCTTGACACCTACGCCGCTGGCTCGGACATTTCCTACCAACTTTTGCAGCGCTCAAGCCCCTCGTACCTCGACGCTCACAACCGCATCATGGCCGCGTCATACGCGACCGTGACCGACCGTAAGTTTACGCAGGATTTGTGGCTTGACGGCACCGGCCTTCAGGACTACGACTTCGCGGCGGACACCACGGGCGCTGGATTCCGTGAGGCCGTGTTTGGCGCATCCGTTACGGTCGAGGACGCTACCCAGTCCCCGGCCAGCGCGGTGTTCGTCTCGACCGCAGTCTTTAAGAAGATCGGCGGCTGGAGCACCTTCCAGCCCGAGCCCTACACCGTTCAGAACGTGTCGGGCGTCGCGACCGCGTCAACCTTGCGCGTGAATGTGTCCGGCCTCCCGGTCATTCGCGCCACTTGGCTCGACACGAATGCGGCATACAACGCAGTAGTGACGAATGGCGCGGCAGCCCGTTGGGTCGAAGACGGTCCCCGCCTCGCCACAGCAGAAAACGTAGGAAAGTTGGGACGCGACATCGCTATCTATGGCTATGGCGTTACCGCAGCATTCCTGCCCGCTGGCATCGTCCGAGTTACTAACGTCTAACCGCTGAGATAAGGGACGCGACGATATGGCACTCGTAACGGGTGAGGAACTAGCCACAGCGCTGGACCTCGACTATGACCCGCCGGAGGAGCCCTACGATCAGGTGGCCGCAGCCGCCGACGATATCGTCGCGTCCCTACTCACGGACGCCGCATACGAACTCGAGCCCCCAGCCTGTAAA